CTGACATCTCAGATACAGGAGAGTAAGCACGGCTAAGTTTAGCACCTACAATAATATCATTAGGATCAAAGTACTGAGCAGGATCAGAGAATTGGAAAGTATATAACCAACCATTACCAGTTTGAATAGGATCAGCAATGATGTTTACAAGAGCACCAGAATCTGTTCTTACTTTATCAATACCAGAGAACCATTTCTCTTCCAGAGTCATTTGTACAGGAGTACAGTTAAGACCTTGATTAGCAACAGTAGTAGAAGGAGCAGCAGTAATCTTGATAGTTCTATCATTCATATAGGCTACATCCCACTGATAGATATTGCTATCAATTTCCTTCTCTTCAATTCTACCAAGAGCTTCAGTTAAGCATTGGAGAGAGTGACCATATTGCTTACCAAGAAGATAAGATACTACCTGTCCAAATTGAAAAGGTTTGCGAAGCAGTAACTGATCAAGCTTGTTGCTATCAGTCAGTGCACCTGAAACCGACCTAGCATCAATGAGCTTAGGAAGGTTACTTGAGTTTACATTAACATCCATTTTATTTTATTTTGTTTTAAGGTTTTACAATTTTTATTTTACTTATATGATGATATCATCAAAGTCATCTATATTACTATTTCTCTTACTACCTGAAGAACCTGAGCGGATATTGTTATCCTTTTGGCTCTTCAAAGCTTTAGAGAGTCTATCAGCAACATTAGTAGTAGCTCTTTTCTGTAAGTCTTCACTGTTAAAGTTAGTGTAATACATAAAGGCCATCACTAATTGTTTTTCATAATCCTGAGCATCTTCCTGTAACCTAGTCATACCATTTTTAGTAGGGGCAGTCATATAGTTAAAGAAATCATCTCTGGTTCTTTTATCCATCTTAAATCCTTGTATCTCATCAATTTGGTTGATGGTATTTTTAAGAGTAGAAAGTTGCTCAATCATATATTGTTCTTCTTCTACTTTTCTTTCTTCTAAGGATTGAAGATATTCTTGCATTTGAGCTTTTTGAGAGTAAACTAAAGCTGTATATGCTTCTTTGACTTCATTGCCAAAACTACCATCATCTTTAGAACTGTCAATAAGACGAGCTATTCTATCTTCAGAAAGACCTTTAGCAGTATAGTAATCAATTACTACTTGTTCTTGTGTTCCCTCATCAGACATATCCAACTCACTGTAATTTACTTCTCCATACATTTCCATTACATCCTGGATTGAACCTCCTCTCTGTACTACATCATAGAGCATTGCTAATTCCTCATTTTCTTGGAATGTAGCTGCAAGTCTAGCATTTACAGTATCATCAAGGAGTTCTTCAATACCATCTTCACTGACATCATACTCCTTGTCCTCATCTGCATATAAAACTCCTCTTTCTACTAAATCCTCCATAAGGATTTGGTAAGGAGTTTTATCCTCATCATTCTCCTCCTCATTATCTTGTATCTCATCAGACTCATCATAAGAGTCATCAGTATCCTCAAGATTGTCCTCCTCTACACCTGTCTCTTCAGGAGTAGGTTTTTTGTTTTCTAATTCTTCATCTACAAAGTCTCCAAACATGTTGTTCTAATTTAAATTGTTATACGGAAATTATTATACTATCTAATTTTTTTTGTTAGATTTTTGTTTTCTCTTTTGTTTTTCTTCTAATTCTTTTTTTAATTCTGCTTTTTTATCAGCATAATATAAAAAAGGTAAGCTTCCTGTTCCTGCAACAGCTGTACCAGCTATAAGTCCTAAACCAATATTACTGTTTCTTTCATTTCTTTGAATTCTTTTTTCTGCCTCAGATAAACTTTTAACTTTTTGTCTAGTTCCTCTTACAAGAGCTTCTTCATTTTTTACAGAAAGATTTTTTAAGAATCCTAAACCAAATTGGTCTCCTATTTTTTGAGCTTCTTGTTTAAGACTCTCACGATATAATTGCATTATCCCTTTGGGTAAATCAATATTTTTAGCACTTGGTTTTTTAGGTCTTCTAGAAAGAACTTCTTGCTCACTATGTAAATGCTTAACTTTTCCTTCATTAAAATCATCAAGTCTTTGTTTTCTTTGTGCAGCACTCATATTTTTATCAGCACTTTTAGCATCTTCCAGTTCTTTTTTCCAAGTAATTAAGTCCTCAGAATACTTATTTTGTTTTTCCTTAAATTGTTTAACATCTTCTTTAAGTTTTTTATTCTGAGCAAGTTTTTCTTGAATGGGTCTAATTGCAGCTCTAGAAGCTTTTCTTCCAGCAATTGTAGCTGCTAAATCTCCAGCACTTTGTTTAATAAATTTTCCAAAATCAAAAGAACTTTCTCCATCTTTTGTAGATGTAGCTTCATTTACATTTACTCCTAATATACCAAAAGGTAATGACCATGACCCAAATCTACCAATTGGATTTATTATACCACTTCCTCTACCTTTATACCTGTGCATTGCTTTAAGAAGTCCTGCTAGACCTCCCATTCTTGCTGTTGCTGCAACATTATAATCAGAAGGTGCTGTATAAGTTTCACCAGACTTTTCTAAAAGTTTTGCATTAGTTTGTTCTTGAGTTGGAGTAATTGTACCTACATTTTTTCCTACTAAAGTTTCTACAGGAGCTAAATTTTCTGAAGGACTATAACCACCTTGAAGATATTTTATAGCTTGATTTAATTGTGGATCTGAGAAACTATCAGCTTTAGCAGAAGTAGTTTCTTTACTTTTAATCTTTTTAGTAGCCTCTTGATACTTAACTAAGTTAGTACCTTTTTTATAAGGTTTGGCATTAGGATCAGGTTTTTTCATAAGAAGAGGCATTAGTGTTCCTGCTGCTCCCATAATAGCATCACCATAATTTCCCATGAAGTTTGGTTTTGCATTTCCAGTCATAGCTCCAGCAGCCCCACTTGCGGCACCAGATAAACCAGTAAGTCCTGCTCCAGACCCAGAAGCAGCTGCCCCTAGACCCATACTATATTTCTTGATCCTTGCCATAATTAATTAAAGGTTTTGCATAATCTTATATTGTGCATTAGAGAGGGCTTTATGAATTTCTGCAAATACAGGATTCAATTGTTTGCCATACATATCTCTAAATGTAGAAGCCAACTCTGCAAGCTTAGCTATAATAGCTTCCTTATCAACAGAAGGTTCTGTCATAACAATAACTTCTGTTTCTTTAGGAGCCTCTGGAGTAGATTCTTGTGGTATAACAACTACTACAGGTTCTAATGATTGTTCCTCTGTTTTAGGAGTATTAACTGATTTTGCCATAATTATATATTTTAAATTTTATACGCTATTTACTTTTTGGTTTATATTTAAGAGCTTTCTTCTTAAGAGAAATTTCTTCTTTCTTAAGTGCAAGTTTCTGTTGCTCAAGCCTCATATTATCAGCATGAACTCTATCTTGTTGAGCATTCTCTCTAGCTTGCATTTCTTGTTGAACTTGCATTTTGGTTTTCTCAATAGCAAGTTTTTGTTGTTTCTCTACTTGTTCAAATTGCTGTTTAGATTGTTGTAAAGCAACCTTAGTTTGTTCCATAACATCTGGAATCATATTCTGATTTACATCTGGATTACTCATACCAACAGTTCCAAGAGCTCTAATCTCAGCTTCTCTAAGTCTAGCTTCTCTATCAAGTTGTTTCTGAGCTTCATCTCTATCCATCTTTTCTCTTGCAATTCTCTCATTACTCTCAATTTGTTGCTGTTGTACTTGAGTCTGTTGTTCTTGCATTTTTTGTTTTGCTTCCTCAGACATTCTAATAGAGTTTTCCACTTCAGCAATAGAGTTACTTTTTAAGAGAGTAACAAAGTTAGAGAATTGTAGAGTTCCAGATGAGATACCTTCTTTAGCAAGTGCCTTAAGTTGTTCAAGGATAGCATTGTCTTTAATACTATCAGAAACATAAAGTCCAAAGTCTGTATTTAAAAGAGATTTGGTATTTAAGACAGTTCTAGAAAAATCATCAAATACTAACTTTCCATGTTCACTAGTAGAGTATGCAATCTTAGCTATCTCTAAGAGATGTTCTAAGACCTTCTCCTTAACCATAGAGTGCTCATGGAAGTATATCTCAGTTAGAGCATTACTTTGCACTACAGCTCTTTCTACACCCCCTACAGTCTCAGAGGAATTAATTTGTCCTTTCCTTTGTCTAGAGATACCAGTAATATTCTCAACTGCTTCCTCAATTTTATTAAGCATTGAGAAGTATCCATTTATTGAGTTACTGAGGGTCATATCTATCCCAGTAAACTGGTTAAATTTAGATACAGAACTTGGATCTCCTTCTCTACCTTCCTCAGCTGAGTTTACAAATGCAATACCCAGAGTATCAAAGTAATACATCCATTGCTCTACTGTCCATCCCTTACTTTTAGGGATTTGAGCAATATCCATTACAAACTTCTTACCCTTAGCCTTAGCAAATTCCAGTTCTAATCTGTACCAGATGATGTTGTAGAGGTATTGATAGGGTTTAATGAGATCAACAAGTGAGGTCGGCTTACTGTTGATGTTGTTGAAGATTCTACCAATAAATGGAAGTTTACACTTGTATGGGTTATCCACTGTGTTGAATTGATAGGGACTCTCGTAAGCAAAGAAGATTGTTGGCCCAATTTGCACTCCAATCCATGTTCTTGGAATCCAGTTCCACTCAACTGTAATTTGCCCTTTAAGTTCTGCAGGAATTTTGAAATCCTCATCAACAACTTTCTTTTGTACCTGTCCATTCTGGTCAAGGTAAGTTGCAGTACCAATTTTTTTCTCACTTTTCCATGTGACAAGTTGCATGAGAATTTTGGTACCTGTGTAGTTGTAATGTGGGTATGTTGTTGTAATGACTTCTGGGGATTGTCCATATGATGCTGTTGCATTAAATATTTCTGCGCTTCTTAAATTTTCTTTATCCTTATCTGTAAGTCTGTCTCCAAACCAATCTAGTATTTGTCCTCTATCCAACCACATTCTACCTACTGCCCAATCACAATCCTCAATAAAGAGTGAGTCCTGATTCTTATCACACTCAAAGTGTATTGGATTCCAGGGAATTAAGACTGGTTCATTATTAAAGATACCTGCATAATATACCTCCTCTGCACAAGTAAGTGCATTCTGAAAACCTCTAATAAAATGATTCTTAAGTTTAAGAGAATGTTCTAAGTGATTAAGAAGTTTATTAGCTGTAATCTCAACAGAGTTAGTATATGAGTTAGTAAACTGTCTCTCAATCTCTTCTGGATTAGGATAATCAGTTTGTTCACCAAGAGCTCTCTTTAGAAGACTTAAGTATGACATCTCAAGAGCTTCTTTCTTTTCCTTCATGTACTGATTAAAACCTTCACCAGCTACAGATACTACTTTGTATGAGAACGGTCTCTTGAGTTCTTCCCCCACCAGTTGCAGAACAGAGCTGCGCACAATATTATAGTCTTGGAAATTAGCAGGAAGATTGCCAATGCTATCATGTATATCAACACCATAAGGTTTAGTTACATAGCTAAAGTCCTCAATATTGACAATAGAGTTAAAGAGATCATAATTAATTTGTTTAGCCTCTCTAGAAGTTCTACTTCCTGAGAGGTTAGAATATGCTCTACCTACTAAGGCAATAATACATTTCTTTTGCCAATCTAGGGTTTCCTTAGTCCTCTGAGTTACTCGTTGTTCTGGAAGTGGTGGAATCATTAGTTACTAAATAATTTAGAAGAGAAAAAATCTCTGCCATTTCTTTTATACGAGTCTTTAAAAGCAGGTTGTATTCTTGTTAACTCTATACTTCTAATAAGAGCTAAAGAGAAGGATATAAATCTATCAAAGTTACCTCTACTATTATAAGTAATAAGTTCTTGCAATAGTCCTACACTCTTTATCTTATATACATTACTCTTACCATCCTCATACTCCTCTCTTAACCAGTTATTTACATAGGTAATGAGTTCGTTCTTAACAGAGGAATATGAATTGCCGACAACTCTGATACCATAGGTGTTTGTGTGTTGGTTAGACGCAGCCTTGACAATACTAGGAGTTCTGGATAGTAGATGTAACTTATGTTTGTTCTCACAGTGAGTTTTGAAATTGTTGATGTTATTCTCATATAGACAGCTTGCGTTATAGTACTCTATTAATAAGATACACTGATCATAAAACTCTTTGAAGTTCTGTGGCCTACCTGTATACTCTGCAACTGGAAGATCATGGGTTTCCTCTCCAATAGCATACCTTTTAAAGATAAAGAGTGAGCCCAAAGACTCAGAATAATTAGCTTCATCAGTAGCATATGGATCTAGTCCTGCAGTATATAAGTTGTACGATGTACCTGGGGTTGGTTTCTCCCATATCTGTATACAACCACTTTTATCTATACTCTTATCTCTATACTCTAAAGGTCTGAGAGATAGGTCTGGTACAAACTCTGCATTACCTCTCTCATCATAAGTCATTCTACCACAGATACCTTTATACTCATCCTTAGTCATACATAAACCTAGTTGTCTACGCAGGTCTTCTGTAGGAAATACATTATTAGAGATAATTTGGAAAGCTTCTGCAGGAGACCATGCATACTCAGTAGTATGTCTAAGGTATTCCTCAGGACTCTTTGCTTTAGCCTTCTTATTTTCTCTAAGTTTAGTTAAGAGTTCCTTAGCCTTAGGTATATCAGAATTACCTTCCTTATCATAAGCACCTTCATAGTTCTGATACATAGGAAAGAAGAAACCTGTGCTTTTCTCAGGTAAACCATCCTCATCCCATACATTCTCAAAGGGCATCATATTATAATTATCTGGGTTATAATACATCTCAGCAA